AAGATCGCACAGGACTGTTTGATGATGCCACGAAACAGCAAACACGAAGAACGATTCATCCTTGACATGCCGAGCAATCTCGGTGTGGCGACATCTTGGAATCTTGGTATCAAGATGACACCGTTCGCATCTGGTTGGATTTTTCTCAACTCGGATGCCTGGTTCCTGCCAAACAAACTTCAAGAGTTCTGGCAACTATGCGATCCTGATCGGATTGTTTTGACGGGCGAACCGAAATGGGCTTGCGCGTGGATCGGTTCCGAAGTTGTCAAAAATGTCGGGTTGTTCTGCGAAGCGTTTCATCCCGCATACTTTGAAGACAATGACTATGAGCGTCGCGCCGTTCGCATGGGTTACACACCGACGGAAATGTCTGGAATCATCGTGCATGACAACTCGTCCACACTTCTATCAGATGTGAAGTTCCAAGGCAAGAACGCGACGACATTCAACGCCAATCACGAACTGTTCAAGTTGCGTAACGCGAGACTTGACGCAGGCCAGTGGGATCTGCAACGCCGACTAGACCTCAGTTGGGACTGATGAGAGTATTCGACTGCATCCTGTTTAACCAAGAACACAACATGCTCGAATGCCGGTTGCACGAGATCGGTGATGTAATCGACAAAATCATCATCGTCGAATCAACGACAACATTCATGGGTCAACCCAAACCGCACGGTCTCAACATAGACAGGTTCTACCAATGGCGAGACAAGATCCACTATGAAACATTCGAACCGAACCCGAACCAATTTGGTTGGGCGGCAGAACACGCACAACGCAACCATCTGTTTGTTGCGCTACAACAATTCGCACCGGAACAACAAGACATCGTGACGGTCGCGGACTGCGACGAGATATGGGATCCAGCCGACATTGACACCTTGAAACAAGGTTGGCATGGTTACATGATGAGGCGGCTGGTCATGTCGGCGTATTGGCGTCTCAGTGATGAACACACGATGGTCGCAGGGCCGTGGGGTCAGCGAGCAGGTGGTGCGCAACACATCCGTTCAAATCGTGAACGACTGCCGAATCTTCGGTCAGGTTGGCATGTGTCGTGGATGGGTGGACCCGAGTGGGCTGCGAACAAGATGCGATCGTTCTCACACCAAGAACTGATGGTCTCAAATCCTGAAGAGTTCATGACCGAGAACTATCGCATCGGACGCTCAATACGCGGCGAAACATTGTGGGAAGTTGAGATCGGCGACCACTATCCAAAATATATTCGCGAAGGTCTTGCACCTGAATCTTGGTATCGAAGACGATGATCACGGTCGTCGGTTTTGCGTGGGGTTCCGCATACAAAGATGAGGTGCAAGGTTGGTGGGATTCTGTCCAGGCGTTGAACCCACCGGCTGACGATGTGGTGATTGCCTACCATCCTGACGATGATTGCGGTGTCAAAGACTTGCCATGTCGATTGGTTGAATGTCGGACACGCAAAGTTGATGCCATGTATCACGCGGCGATCGCAACAATCAAAGATGGCTGGATTGCTGGTCTTGCCCTGGATGACAGGTTCTATCCTGACGCCTTCGCATGTCTGCCATCAAACATTGACAAGATTGCCGATGTGGTTGCTAACACTTTGCGATTCAAATCAAACGGTGGCGTCAATCCATCAATGCCTGAACTTATGTCAAGTCAGCCAATGGTAAATCATGTGATGGGAACATCTTGGTTCACGAAAGATATCTGGGAACGGACTGGCGGATTCCCAGATGTCTACTGGTGCGACTGGGGATTCTGGTGGAAGTGTTGGGTGCATGGTGCGCGCTGGTTCAAACCTGCTGGTGTGCAGGTGTTGGTGAACGACATTCGACCTAATCGGATCTCATCTGATCAGAACATTGAAGCCGACATCGAGATGCGCAAGTTCATCGCCGAGTACACTCGACCTGACTCTGAAGTAAGATAAACAATCTATGACAATCACGAAATGGCATCGCGGCTTCACATCATCTTGTCTTAACTGTAAAAAAGACTTCAAGCAATATCGCCCAAATCACTATCTATGTTCGTACAAATGTGGATATTCATATCAAAATAGGATTAATAGAAGTTCAATAAAAATCAATATTTATCAATGCAAAAGATGCTCAACATCATTAATACACAAAAAAATAAACGCCATATATTGCTCTAAAACTTGCAAATCAATGGATCACACTTTGAAACATCGAGCAAAAACAAGAACTCAAAAAACTGCCAGAAGATATGACATCTACCTTAGAGATAACGGAACTTGTTACATGTGCTTAAAATCTTTGCCTCTTTCAGAGGTTGAACTTGATCACATCTTGCCTGTTGCATTAGGCGGTTCTTCTGATCCTCAAAATATTGCTGTCAGTTGTCGGTCATGCAATAGACGGAAAGGCACTACTATTGGTCAAACGCAATTATTGAAACTTCTGGAGATACAGGAATGATTACGAACGGCTATGCCACACGCAACCAGATCAAGGCTGCTCTTCGAATCGGCACCGCCGACACTCAAGACGACGATCTAATTGACAACTGTGCCGGTGCGGCCAGTCGACTCATTGATGGCTATGCGAATCGACAGTTTTGGCAGTATGGTTCGGCGACAGTCAGAGTGTTCACCGCATACGATTCGTTTGTCTGTGAGATCGACGACATCGCCTCGACTGCGATCACACTCAAAACTTCGACTCTTGCTGATGGTGTGTTTGATGTGACATGGACTGCGACCGACTATCAGTTGGAACCAACGAACGGAATCCTTGACGGATTGACTGTTCCATATACGCGCATCCGTGCAGTTGGCGACTACCTGTTCCCAAGTTTGAACGCAAACTACGGCTCAGAAGCATTGGTGCAATTAACTGCAACATACGGTTGGCCATCTGTACCTGAACCGATCACACAAGCCGTGATCATTCAAGCGTCAAGAATCTTCAAGCGTTACGATTCACCGCTCGGCGTCGCCGGCTTCGGAGACTTGGGTGCGATACGAGTGACACGCGCACTCGACCCAGATGTCGCACAACTCGTCGAGCCATATCGCCGGATGCGGATGTTCGCATGACCGCCACAGTCACCGAACTCAAAACAGGACTACAAACCCGTCTTGCAACAATCACGAACCTCCGCGCCTACGCACAACAACCCGACCAAGTCAACCCGTCGCTCGGCGGTATCGCCTGGCCGACACTTGAATCAATCACCTATCACGGTGCGATGCGAGCTGGTCTCGTAACCCATGTGTTCACAGTCTCGGTAATCGTCGGTCGTGCAGCAGAACGCACCGCACAAAACCTGATGGACACTTACCTGTCTTACGACAGCGGAATCCGTGCCGCAATCGAAGCCGACCGGACACTCGGCGGATATGCCCAAACATTGATCGTCGAAGAAGCAACCAACATCTCAACCGTGGACGCCAACGACACGACCTACCTGACGGTTGACTTTCGTGTCGTGGTGTATGCTTAGCCCATGGCAAAATATCAAGTCGTCGAAGGCTTCACCGTTCTAGACAAACAATATCCAGCCACTATTGATGGCGACGATGTCGACCATCTAGACTCTCTACTGCAATCGGGTCGCATTGTTCCGGTAGCGGATAAATCAACCTCGAAAGCCGACAAGGCAGGAGATAAATAATCATGGCAAAGTTAGTTCTATTAAACGCATCAGTCACTTTGAACGGCACAAACATCTCGGATGATGTTGCCGCTGTTACTCTCAGCACCTCTGCCGCAGAAGTACCAACAACTTCGTTCGGGTCAGGTGGTGCAGTAACTCGCGTCGCTGGTTTGATCGACAACTCTGTGACACTCTCGTTGCACAACGAGTACTCATCGCTTGAAGGTTTGATCTATCCTCTTATCGGTTCAACTGCTGTCACAATCGTGATCAAAGCAAGTACCGCAGCGGTCAGCACCGCTAACCCAAGTTATACTGCTTCAGTACTCGTAACGGAATGGACGCCGATAAACGGTGCCGTGGGTGAACTAAATACAGCGGACGTAACGTGGCCGATCAGCGGAACAATCACCAAGGCAACTGTCTAATTCTTAACACTTAGGAGGTAAGAATGAAAATCAATCTAGAAGTCACCGCACTCGATGGTGGCGTCGGCAAATGCACGGCACAGTTCGCCGACTTCATCGCCTTTGAAAACGAAAAGAATCGATCGGTCGCAAACTTCCAAACAGAACTACGCCTCACCGACCTTGCCTGGTTGGCATGGCATGCAGAGAAGCGCACGAAGAAGACCGCGATGAAGTTCGAGGAATGGATTGAGACTGTCGAGAGTGTGGAGGTTGGAACCGATTCTGCGGTGATCGTCCCTTTGGAGAACAATCAGCCCACTGGCTGATCGCATACCTCGCCTGCGAGACACACATCGCACCATCTCTACTTCTGCAA